ATGTGTATAAGAGACAGGCCTCGCGCCGCCGACGCCCCTCCGATGGTGCGCCCGTACTTGCTCGCTGCCGCCGTGCTGCCCGTGCCGGCCCTGGCCGGGTTCTGCACGGTCGTCGAGGCGAGCAGCTCGGCGTACAGGCCCATCACGACGGCGTCCCCACGGTCAGGGGAGCGGCCGAGCCGCTTGATCAGGTCGTCCTTCGGCTCGATCTGGATCGTCGGAGGACGGCCGGTCTTGACCGCCCATGTCGGGGCGGTCAGGTCGGCGAGCAGGAGGTCATCCGGCGGGAGCATGAGCGCCGGGTCGAAAGCGGGGTCGAGGAGCTCCCGGGTACGCCAGTAAGCGGCGCTCCTGGTGTTGTTGAACCCCCACTCTCCGTCTCTCGACCGCATCCGGGACTTCGCTGCTCCGGTGTAGGCGAGGACCGGCTCGTCGAGCTCCCTGAGGCGGTCGACGACGCCACCGCCGACGCCCATCGAGTCGACGACCGGCACGGTGCCCGGGCGGCGGCCCACGGCGGCCTGGACGCGGGCGGTCGTCTCCATGGTGTCCTCGCGGTCGTGCGTCTCGAGCTCGGTGTACGCGAGGCCGGTCCGGTACGCGAGGACAGTGGAGTCTCCCCCGGCGCGTGCGACGTCGACGCCGAGGAACTGGCGCCCCTCGAGTGCCGGCCGTCCGGCCTGGTCCCACAGGTGCCAGCGCTCGACGGCGGCCTCGACCCAGGACAGGGGGATGACGCTGTCCTCGTCGGAGGCGTGGAACTCGCCCAACACCCTGTTGGCGTAGATCGCGGAGTCTCGGCCCCACTGGCGGGCGCGCTGCTCCGCCCAGTCTGGGGAGATCCTGCCGGCAGCGACCGCCTCAGCGAGGGTGACGTGCCGTACAAACCAGTCCTCGAACCCCGGCTTCCTGCTGTGGATGTCGTAGAAGCGCCCTGACGGGGGCCCAGGCGTCGAGATAGCGAAGACGAAGGCCTCCGGGAGTCCGGACGTCTTACCGCCGGAGAAGGCCCCTTCAATGGCGTCCCAGGTGCCATCGGGGACGATCTTCGCCTCGTCGATCAGGTAGAGCAGGCTGTCCGCGTGCGCGCCCTCGATCAGCTCGGGCTTCGTCGAGGCGACCGCGGACGCCGCGCCGTACCTGAGCTTGATGTTGTGGACGAGGAGCTCGGCGTTCTCTCGGAACGGTAGGCGGCCGAGGACGTCCCACTTGATGCGCCTCGCCCACTTGTGGATCTCCGGGAACAGGTACACGGAGAGGTGCCGCCAGGCGGAGGCGGTCGTCAGGACCTTCCAGTCGATGCCGGCAGCGTCGCGGGTCGTCGCGAACCAGAGGACGCCGAGCGCGGCCATGCCGGTCTTGCCCAGACCGTGCGGTCCGCGGGCCGCGACACGGCGCTCCTTGGCGAGCAGGCTGAGGACGTCCTCCTGGTAGGCGGCGAGGCCTTCGCCGGGCTGCCAGTCGATGACGTCCCGTACCCAGCCGACCGGGTCGTACATGTACTTGACGGCCCGCTGGGCGGACGCGCTGCTGCGCCGCGAGGCGAGACGGTCCCGGACCTGGCGGAGCGTCGCGACGTCGCCCGCCCGGACGAGCGCGAGGACCTGGCGCTCAATCTCCTCGGTGGTCGGCATCCTGTCGCCCCTCCCCCGGCCGGGCCCGGCCGGACTGGTCGGTCACGGCGCTGCTCCGGCCTCGTCGTCGGTGCCGGCACCGTCGTCGGCGAGCATGGCGAGGATGTCGTCGCCGAGCTTCTGGGCGTCGATGCTGATGCGCTTGGGTGCGGCGAGGTCCTGGAGGCGCTCGGTGCCCTGCATGCACTTGAGGACGATGTCGCTCGACTTGGTGTCGCCCTTGATGGCCTTGCCCCAGTGGGCGGCCTGGAGACGGTGGTACCGCATGATCTGCTCGCGCCGGATGTCGTCGATCTTCTCTTCGCCGCGGGCGATGCTGTCCGCGATGGCGCGGTCGATGGCCTTCTTGGCTGCGGAGGCGTCGGCGTAGCCGACCTGTTTCGCGATGGTGCGGAGGTCGACGCACGCCAGGTGCAGCTGTAGGGCCTGGGTGCGGCGCTCGACGGCGGACAGTCGTTGCCGGGGGGAGGCGCCCATGGGTCTCTCCTCGTCTCGTGGGGGCGGGTTTGTGTCCACGTTTGCGTTTCAACTAGCGGGCGTGGGGTGCTGACCTGGGTGTATGCGGCGGGCGGTGTTGATCTTGGTGGGGGTCGGGGCGTGCGCGGGGTCGGTGCGTTGGGTCGGCGTAGGGGTGTGGAGGGTGCGGGGGTACCCGGTGGAGGGTGGGCGAGGGGTGCGGTAGGGGGGGCGGGTCATTGCGGGGCTCCCCTGGTCGCGGGTGGTCGGCGGCGAGAGAGGATAGCCCCGGGCCTGGTCAGAGGGCCGTGGACGGGGACGGCCCGCCGCGGGGGTCTCCGGGGCGGGCCGTGGGGGCGCGGTCGTCGAGGGGCCGCGTGGGGCGGGTCAGGTGAGTCGGCAGGAGTCGGCGGCGGGCTGCTCGTCGGCGAGGAAGATCGTCTGAGCCATCATCTTGAAGCCGCTCATGCGCTCGCGGAACGTCTCGATGGACTCCTCCGGGTGGACGGAGTCGATGACGGCGTGGGGGCCGTGGGCGTTGAACTGGTGGGAGACGCCGCGCGGGACCTGCATGTCGGCCCAGGAGTTCGGGGGGACGACGAGGTTGTAGCGGGTCCGCTGGTGTCCGGCGGGGACGTCGGGGTGGTCGTCCTCGAAGGTCTCCGGGCGGAAGGTGGTGACGCCGTCGACGTCGGTGACCCGGATCGGGGCGAGGCTGCTGACGCGGATGCGGGTGCCGGGGCCGGTCATCATCCGTACGAAGCGGAGGCCGGTGTGCAGGTGCATCCGTGAGCAGATGTCGCGGTCGATGACGTCGTAGAAGTCCATGAGGTACCGGTCGGCCTCGTACTGCTCGTAGGGGGCGGCGAGCATGTAGACGTCGCCCTCCTCGAAGGTCTGCGCCCTCGTGATCCCGTCGGCGTCGGGGCTCGTCGCGGCCGGGGAGCGGTGCGCGGACTGCACCAGGTGCCGGAGGCGGTCGGTGATCGCGAGGGCGATGCCCGGGGGGAACTGGACGACCGGGGTGACGTGACAGTTGCCGGGGTCGCGGAAGGCGAGGACGTCATGGACCTCGTTCTCGTCGTCCGGGGCGACCTTCATCGTGTCGGGCATGCGTCTGCTCCTGTCGGTAGCGGGGAGGGGGCTGGAAGGGGGCGTAGGGGCGTGCCGGCGGTTAGCCGACGGTCCAGCCCTGGTTGAAGGTCTCCGGGGCGTGGCGGGCGATCATGTTGCCCCGGTCGGCGAGGCGGTCGACCTCCTCCGGGTCCATCTCGAGGCGGGCGCTGATGTCCTGCGCGCTGATGCCGAGCTCGAGGAGGTCGGTGACGATCTCCGCCATGCCGAGGACGTGGTGGGTACCGCGGGCGCGGTTGTGCCGGACGGTCGCCATGCGGGCCGTCGCGGCGTCCGTCGGGGGGAGAGTGACGACCGGGACGAGGCCACCCGTGAGGGCGGCCACGTCGCGGTCTGCGCTGATGGTCCAGCGGTGGAAGCCGTCGACGATCTCTAGCACGGTGTCGATCTCGCGGGCGACGATCGGCTGAGTCCACCCGTTTTCGAGGATCGACGTCTTCAACAGGCGGTGCTCAGGCGGGGCCTGGACGTTGGGATTCCAGAGATTCTTGGACAGGGCCTCGCGGGGCAACCACTGCACGGCTGAGACCGGCTGGCTTGCCACGCCGGGAGAGGGCTGCGAGCTGGTCGATGAGTTCAAGTTCTCGTTCACTGTACGGTTTCCACCATTTCCCTTCGGGGCCTCCTCGTCTGAGTTGGCCGTCTTTCCCTAGCCCTTGCCGGTCGATGCGGAGCCTGCACAGCTCAGCCGTCGCGGCCCAGTGCTCTTGCTTGGTGACGGCGTACGGGACCAGTGCCTCCGCCATCGTCAGGACGTATCCGGTGCGGGTGACCCCGTAGCCGTAGGCGTCTTTGTGGTGCGCCTTCTTTTCGAGCCAGCGGTACACGGTCGCGGTCAGGCCCAGGTCGTTGAGGATCTCTACGGTGCGCCGGACCGTCGGCTCGTGTGTCATCTGGATCTGCGCCTGTACGCGCCAGACCTGGTTGACGTTGTCCCTGCGGCCCTGCTTGGTGACGCCGACGGAGCCCTCTCCGTCCCAAATGCCTGCGAGCCAGGCGATATCGGTGTTTCTCATGCCTGAACGCTAACGTCTGAAATGGGCGCACCTTTGCCCTCACCAGGGATTTCACTATTTCGGGTAACTCGCTCACTGGGTGGGCTCCTTGTACTGGTCGGGGACGATCGCGTGCGCGTCGGTCGGGAGGGGGCGGGGGTGGCCGAGCTCCGGGCCGGTGCCGTCGGCGAGGACCTGGGCGAGCTCGGTCGTGTAGCGCTGCCAGTGCTGGGCCGTGGACTTGGACATGAGTTGGTTGGACTCCTGCCGGCGCTGCTTGAAGTCGCCGCGCATCGCGAGGGTCAGGAGGAAGGACCAGTTGAGGCCGGTGTCCGGGTGCGGGGCCTTCGGGAGGATCGGGTCGACGGTCTTCCGGTAGTGCCGGGCCATGACGTCGGCGATCCTGCCGGCCACCTTCGGCTGGACGTCGGGGCCGTGCTTGCGGACGTAGTGGGCGATGAACTCCGGCCAGCTCTGCCCCGCGGGCTTCGGGGGCTTCCCTCCGTACCCGTAGAGCTCGGTACGGGCGTAGCGGTAGGCGGCGCCGATGCCGGGGACGCGCTCGGCCATACGCCCCCAGACGTCGGGGAAGCACTGCGCGTACATGTGGATCTTCTGGAGGGGCTCCTCGCC